TGATGGTGGACACAGAAGTCTCGCGCAGACGCGCAAGGACTTCGTTGATGGCCTGTATGAATGTCATTTTGGTTCACCTAAGTCGGTCAGCATCCCACGTTGGAAATCGCGTGTTTTGCTACCTTGAGTATATCCACGGCTGGACGGTCTTGAGCCAAGTGCATCTTGCAGTTGTTCCGCAATATCCAGCATCTTTTCGCGCTGGATTCGCGCCATACTCTGAGCCAATCTGTCTTGAGATTGCTTCTCAATTTGCGCGAACATTTCAGCCCGTTGGTTGGCCTTGTCGATAGTACCTTGGACCCACTCACGGTCCTGCATCTTTGACATGATTTGCTTGTCAGACAGCTTGGAGAACTCAGGCGACACAGATTTAATGTCAACTGAGGTTTTGCCCCATGCCACCTTCTCAGCAGCGGTCATCTTGAATGTCTGCCCGTAAGCAACCTTTTCAGAAGCCGATTTGAGATTTGCACCAGTATCAGCCTGCCACACTTCGGGGGTGGCCCCTTTCACGCCTTGGTCGGCAGCGCGAAGTTTCCCAGTAACTGGGTCAAGATCGAACATCATCCCACCGCTTGCAGGTTTCCTTGGTGTGGCTGCTTCAGCGGCAGCAGCAGCTTGTTCAGCAGCCCTACCCTGACGCATACTCAAGTCTCGCACCCTTGCGTCTTCAGCCCTGAGAGCGCCTGTCTGACCGCCGACCGGACCCTGAGACATACCGATTCGCGGCGTCCCCATATCCTCACCAACAAAAGTAGCCCCGCCTCTTGTCGGTTGCTCTGGTTTACCGAACGTGAAGTTTGGTACATCGCCAATAACCTCAGTTGGCGAAACGTATGGGACAACACCTCGTTGGGGCATATTAGTCGGAGCCTGTTCTGGCATGACGCGCCGATCAACAGGTGTCGCGTACTTCGCCTGCCCCGCTTCTGAGCGCAACCGCTTACCGTACAGCTTTTCACCAACACTAGCCGCAGCAGCCATCAATGTAGATGTTGCAACTGGAGAACCATAAAGAGAACCGATTGCAAAACCAGCGGTGCCAGACACGCCGCTACGAACCGGCATACTGAAGGTCGTTCCGCGCTCTGCATAAACATTTGCTATTTCAGGGTAGTTTGCTGCAATCTCACCCATCTTCTTGGCGTTACCTGTAAGGTAGTGCCTACCTTCCATTTCTTGAGCAAAAACCTGCGGATCAATTTGACGTTTGGCTAAGTTGGTTGCGCGTTCATACGCATATGTGAGTGCCATCTTGCGGCGAGAGTCATCGAAAGACGACTTCCACTTAGGGTCGGTGATATTCGATGAGATTAACTCATCGACTTTCTCCGCCATCCGCATCTTTGCTTTTGCTGCGTCAATCTCAACGGGCGATACCTTGTTTCCAGACTTAACCGAGTCGAATACCTGTTTGGCTTCCCGGCGTAGGGTTCTGGTGGTATCGAGTGCCATCTTGCCCGTCATACCGTTCTCGATCTGAGTAGCAACATAATCTGTTGCTTTCGCCATCTTTCCTGCTGCTGCCTCTCCAGCAGGGAGTATCTCTGGAATATCTATTTCCCTAATGGCGGTCAGTATGTCAGAGTTTGGCTTCAGTTGACCAAGAGATGCGGCATCGTCGTATGGTTTAGCAATGCGCTTCCTGACCGCATCGTAAGTGCCTGCTGTCAGTTGTGACAACTCACCCGTAAGCGGTATACCCAAGTCAGCACGAACCATGTCGTTCCACTTGGTCTTGTTTGCAATACTTGCTGCGGTGTTGAAGTGCTGAGAACCACCGGCCACTGCCATTCTGATGGTTTTCGGTGATTCTGCGACAGACGATGGGTTTAGAACAATCTTGTTCTCTCTGGCGACTTTTGCAGCTTCGATTTGCGCTGCACGTTGCCAATCCGCAGCAGAAGCCGACTCTTTAGCGGCCTGCTTACTGAACGCAGCACTTTTGACTGCATCAGATACGGTTTCTTTTCCTACTGTTCGAACTGCGTTGCTGACCAATGGAGCATTCTTGACGCCGACCATTCCGAGAGCCTGGGGGACAGCTTCTGCAACCGCATTGGTCGCCATACCTCGGGCTGACAGGTCGGATGCATCGCCCTTCAGGAACTGCTTGACTGGTGCGCCGACCGCACTCATGGCGCTGCCAATGGCGTTCGGGATCGCGTTTAGCGGGTTGTAATTTGATGATCCTGCTGTGGTGCGAGGTTTGTACGTCAATGACTCCTGAACACTCTGCTTAAACCCCATAGGGTCGCCGTCTTTTCCCCCCAAGTAGTCACTGAACATTGCCGCGATACCTGCGACTTCCGAGACAGGTTTCGCAATCAGCGAACTCCCCATCTTCATCAGCGGCTCTGTAATAGCGCCAGTTGCTTCTTCAAAGATAGTCGGTTTGTAACCAGCGTTCACTGGTGCAGCAACAGGTTGCTGAACAGGAGAGATTGGAGGCCTGACAACAGGTGGTGGCGCAACGGGAGTATCCAAGAATGCGTCATACTTATCCACTGGCGCAGGCTGAATAGCCGCTGGCGCAGCTACATCAGGAGCATCTAGGAAAGCATCGTATTTGTCAGCCATTATTTGACTCCGCGTGATTCCATATCAGCAAGGATGGCTTTCGCCTGTTCCCTTTTGAGTTTACCGGACTGAAACAACTGCTTCACCTGATCAGGAGTACTCACACCTCCAAATGCATTGGTTGGTGGAGTTCTATCGGAATTGATAGAATTTTCCGTGTTCAGCGCCTTGTTAAGAACCGATCTCTTATTCTTGATGAAGTCCAAAACGTACTCCATTGACTTCGCCGCCTGTTGCTCACTCAACCCACGCTTGAGCGATGTGAGTTGTTGGGTGAACTTATCCCATTCCTGAACCTGCATTGAACCGAATGACTGTCCAACTCGCGCCTTTGCATCGGCCAGATTCGCCATCATTACTTGGTCAGTCAGACCCTCAAGTGCGAGTTTTGCGTCAACCGTTTCCTGAGACATGGATGCCTCTGGACGGTACTGTGCGTACTGACCAAACAAAGACTGTGCAGCAGGCTTCAGCGACTTTAATTTCGGGTCGTAAAGCTGTTCAATATTTCTCTCAACAGAATTGAAACCTGTTTCGGCAGTGGTAGCAGCATCTGTTTGTTTCTGACGCAGCACTCCGCCAGGGGATGCGCTGATTGCAGCATCATAAGTCGCTTGGTCGATCTTTCCCTTATCAAGTTCCCATTTCAGACGGGCTTCTCGCGTGAGGTTCTTTGGTGGCTGTTCTGTGCCACCCCCTTTCGCCTCAATACCGAGTCGCTTCATTTCATCATTAAGTTCAGCGATGTACCTGTCAGTCGCGTCAGCACGTTTTGAAGCAGTTTCCTTTTGTTCAAGTGTCGCAGACGCACTTGCGGCTCTTTCACGGTCACGATCCCGACTATCTTCAAGCGTTGACAGTTTGATGTCGTAGTCATTCTGCATTCTCTGCTTATCGACTTCTTCAAGACGCTGCTGTGCTCTGGCTTCTTTCTGTTGAGCCAACGCACCAGCAGCAGCCTCAGCCTGCATCTTCCGAGCCATCATCACAGCCTGGGTCGCCCGGTTCGGGTCGTACTCCTTGATCTTGGCAGCGTACTGCATCAGACCTTCGGGGGTGCTGGTGTCGAACTGCTTGGCAGCTTCGTGTGTCATCTGCGCGTTCTGCACAGCCGGGTCAACCCCCCCGAATGCCTTGGCACCAAGGTCGCCGAACATACTGCCAGCTTGATATATCCCCATAGTGCCGCGCTGAGTGGCGTTCATTTTGGAGAAGTCATACGCTGATTGCTTCGTCTGCGCTAGGCGGTTCTGCTCAATCTCGTAAGCAGAAGGGCCAAACATACCATTCATTTCAGCCATCATGTACCCCACTTATATCGTGATAGCGCTTCAGCGCCACCTTGCAGCAAGTTACCCCACAGGCTACCCGCTTGCTGCGCTTGATTGCCGACAATATTAGCCGCGTTGCTCATGCCGCCCCCAAGCAATGCGCCTGCTGCTGCGTTGGCGTTCGTTACCTTGCCGCCCAAGTCCATACCCAACTGCATGGCGTTCTGACCCAATCCTTCAATCTTCTGAGCCGCACCGAGAGCAGTCAGGTACGGATTCAGCGAGGCAGACTGTGTGCCGTACATACTGTTCAGCATCTCGCCACCAGTGCCGACCATACCAGTACCAAACTTAGCGTAGTCCATACCGCCCTGAGTCGATTGTGCTGCAAGCTGAGCGTCCTGCTGCATACGAGCGTTGTACAGCGCTTGCATCTGCGGGTTCGCTGCACCCTGACCGTTCACGCCTCCTCCCATTGCGAAACCACCACGCCCTTGAGACTGCATCTGAGCATGGAGATTAGCCATCTCAGAAGCCCGTCCGGGTGCCAGCAGACCTTGCTGGTCAGCCATGTACTTGGCTGCTTGCTGCTGCGGGGAAGTCCGGAGGTACTGATTGCCCAACGTCATGGCAGACATCGCTGCCTGCTTCATCTGTGCCGTGTCCAGTGGTGAATTGGTGAACTGATTCATCAACCCACCTGACGCGCCAGCAAGCTGACCAATCTGACCTTGCAATAGCGGGTCAAGCGTGTAGCCTGCGCTGTTCAGATTGCCGTTCGCATCGTAGCCGAACTGAGATTGACCGAAGTTGGTCTTGACGCCAACCGGACGGAACTTAGCCGCATCTGCGGCTATCTGAGCCGCGCGAAGCTGCGCGTCTGCCTGGGTGTTAGCGGCGTCCCGTGCAGCATTCTGGTTCATTACGCTACCGACCAGGCCCATTGCTGGCGCGGCTACTTGCTGCCACCAGGGTGGTGTAGCTGCTGTTGCGGCAGTAGTTGCCGTGTTAGCTACATTTGGAGCTAAACCTGAGATAAGACCGGGTATTGAGCCTACAGCAGTCCCGGTTGCGGCTGTGCCACCAGCGGCAACTATCTGGGCGGCAGTCAACCCTGTCGCCGCCATCAGTTCCGGCATTGTTAGCGGTCCGTTCATGGTCGCTAATGCAAGTTTACCCGCTGGGTCCGTTCCAGCAACTACTTCTGGGACGGTAGAAGAACCTACTATTGTCTCCGCAGTTAGAGGCTCTAAGCCAGTGTACCCAACGTCACTGTATAGAAGTGCCTTATCTGCTGCTGTCATGCCAGCAGCCCCAGGGACCGCCGCAGACGCTGCCGCAGCAGCCGCTGCTTCAGGAGTTAATCCAGCAGCAAGAGCGGCATCAAACGCGGTTATCTCGGCAGCGGTCATCGTAGTACCGTAACCGAGATTGCCGTACAGCGCTGCTTTAGTTGCGCTATCAGCACCAACAGCAGCCGTAGCCTCTGTCCCTCCAAGGCCCGCAAACAACCCGTTGGAATACGCGAGGTATCCACCGCCAGCGATTAGGGCAAGACCACCTAATTGGTTGGTAGTCATACCAAGAGACTTAGCCAGTCCACCAAAGAACCCATCGTTGCTGTGGTCGGTTGGGGTAAATGTGTTAGGTTGCGCGTTTACACCAAGCACCGCCTTATCCGGCTTGAAGTCTGTACCGTTAGCCTTGTTGTATTCAGCCAATGCTTGAATATATCCTTGGTCTACCTGCTCTTTAGCACGGGCAGCATCAGCGTCTGCTGTCCAAGGTCGGTTCATGTCCACCCCGAACTTTGCTTGGTGCGCGGCCTGAAACAGCTTATAGCTGTCTTGCCAAGTTGGAGGTTTTGAGCCGCCAGTGGCACCTGAACCAGTGCCCATGTACTGCTGAACTTGTGGCAACGATACGTTCATTCCACCCATAGTCAATGCGGAATGAACTTGCTGCGGCGTCATCCCAAGCGCTTGCGCCTGAGCTTTGATCTGGTCAGGTGACTTGCCAGCCAACCACGACTTAATCTGGTCTGCTGAGTATGACTGTCCGCCAATGGTCACTGATTGCGCAGTGGATGCACCGCCTCCAGAAGAACCCATAGACGACATCATTCCAGGGGGGCTTGTTGGTGCTCCCGCAGCACCTTGTGCGTTGGGGACTATATAGCTTCCGGGTTGTGTATTAGCTAGTAGTGCTTCAAACTTAGTTCCATTAGGGTCAGCGCCTAGCCCACCCATATTCGAGTATGTATCAATACCTAGCTGTTGATCTGCGTAAGCCCGTGCCTGCGCGATGCCTAGGTTGGATAGCCCAATGCTGTTACCCCAGTTATACAGTTTTGCTAAGTCCTGCACATTATTTATAGGATTGTTTTTAAAGAACGCCAGTACTTGCTCAATAGGAAGCTCACTGTTGGGGTCACCGTTAATCAGGATTCCGGTGTGATCTGTAGGCATCTTCCCGTACACTTTACCGGGGTACCCAAAGGCATCGCCTGCCGCCATATTTTGTTGGTACGCGGGTTGAAACATCCCAACGTTCTGCCCCGTAGCTGCTGCAGCTTGCTCAGGAGTAACCCCATACTGAGCCATAGCAGCCTGGATCGCCGCTGGATTATTAGCATTGGCAGCGTAGAATTCTGCTATCTCTTTTTGGGTGGGCATCACTTACTCCTGAATAACCTCTGGCGGCTTGACCATTCGTGGTCTGCCTCTGCGCTTTAACACTTCTTGGGCGGGCGGCGAGTGCGGTTCTGTTTTGACGGTTTCTGTGGTTTCAGCATCTTTAACCTCTGTGTACCCTTCGTGTTTGCGTAGACCTTCGATGTCTCCTTCATTCACAAACGAGACACAGTTACCAGAGCGCTTGCATCGAAAAGTAATCATAAAAGAAACCCCGCCGTAGCGGGGCTGTCTGTTAGGCAGTACGGGTGAATGCGTACGCCGTGGGGCTGGAGAACATCAGTGTGTATCGGCCAATGCCTGTTACGCCAACTGGTACAGTCAAGTCACCAAACGATGCTGCTGTAGTTACGGCAGATTCTGACAAGATAGCGTTTGTGGACACCACCATTGTCACGACACCAGTAGATGTGCTTCGAGTGTTGTCAACAATCAGTTCAAATACCGTGCCTTGTTGAGCGCCCAAGCGAGCGCCCAAAAGCGTACCTGTAGGCAAAGTAATCGAAACTGCTGAGGCAGAGGTACATTCAATCAAACCTGTTGCGATTTGATCGGCTGTAGCTGTTGCCGTGGCATTGATGATCGCCTTGGTTGCCCGTGCGGTTCCAAGCGATTCGAGGGGTAAGTCTGAGCTATGGCGTGACATTTTGATTCCTTTTAATGAACGGGGGTCTTGTAACCCCCGTGGTTATTCACTATGTTGCTATCAAAATGCTAGCTAGGCATGATAAATGCGAGGGCCGCGTAGTCCCTCAATTCTTTCACGCCGTACACGCAGTCAGAAGTCACCAGCGTACCGAGGTACTCCAGCTTGTACTGAGCTTGCGAACGGATGGACTGCTGCTCGGCCAGTGCCATTGCGTCCTTGTGCATCAGCATACCCGCGCGGTACTTGGTGATGGTGCCAGAGATGGTCACAGCCTCGCCCAAGGCGTCAGTGCCAGTTGTGGGGGTAGTCGATGTGAACGACACAAACTGGGTGCTTGTACCGCTATCAACGTGGACCCACGGGCAGTTGCTGGAGGTGAACACTTCCACGCCGTACAGGTTACCCAAGCGGCCAGTCTTGATGGTGTCGCCAGAACCAACGAATGCTTGCTCAGTGAAGCGGGAAATACCACGCAACACGGCTGCTTCCACTGGAGGAATCACCAGAGACATTTCACCAGAGCTAATGTCCGAGTCTTCCAGGGTCTGAATCATCTTGCGAAGACCGGCATCTGTCAGAGCCGTACCGTTGCCGGGGGTTGCGCCAGAGAACAAGGTAGAACCGTCGCCACCGATCACAGCCTTCTCGTAAGAAGTTGTACCAGTACCGGACAGAGAACCACCATTGAATGTAGCTCCAATCAGGTGCAAGTCCTGATCCATCTGCTTCGCCAGGATGTAGCCAGCATCGTTCGTGTAGAACTTACGCATGGACGACAAGGCTTGCATCTCAGCAATATCTTCATACAGCTTGCTGTACTCGTAGTGCTTGTTAATCAGAACGTCGATGACGCTGTTGGTGGACGCCTGCAGGTTGACCTGAGTGTTCACCGCTTTGGCAGTTGCAGTTCCTCGCGCAGGGACTGGAATGTGCAGCGTATCACCCTTTTTACCCTTGAAAGAGATGTTGGTGACAAGATTTGCCATCACCGTCTTCTGCTTGTAGGTGGCGATTACCTCGTCACTCCACAGTTCGGGGATGAAGTTATTTGCGACTGCTACGCCGACTTGATTAGTACCCAGACCCATGATTTTCTCCTAATGGGCCAGTTAAGGCCCGGTTTATTTAACTCGACCTGATTGGTACGCTGCCATGATCTCATCGGACATAGACTCGTACTTAGCAGGATCACGCATTTTCAGACGGATCAGATCAGCACGACGAAATACCTTCTGAGAACTCTCACCAGACCCTCCGGTATCTACAGCGGCTGCTTTCAGAGTCTTGTCTCGTGCGGTGTTATCCGCTTCCGTGACGACCTTCTGACGCACTCCACGCAATTCCTTGTAGGTAGAAATCAACTCGTGTGCAGCTTCGATGTCGTACTGGTCGGCTTGCTGGAACAGTTGTTGGCGTACCTTACTGGCTTTTACCCATTCTTGGAACCCAACATCCCCGACGATCTGTTGAACGTCCGGGTGAATCTGCGCTAACCGCTGTCTCGACTGTTCCGCTTGTGCCTGCCTTGCAAATTGCTCTGCTGCTACTACTCGCGGATTGTTCTCAATCTGCTGACGAATTGCCTCTTGAGGATTCTCAAAAAAATCTATCTCTTTCGGCTTCTCTACTTCGGCTTTCGGTGTCAGTTGTGACTTGATTAGTTCGTCGGCAAGTTTCCTGACTTCATGGACTTCCTGCGCCTGCCTTCCAATCAGCTTCTCAGCGTCATGGTGCATTTTCGCCAACTCACTGACAGATTTACCTCTCAGGTGTTGCGGAATCTCATACTCATCCGGTTTGGATTGCTCCTGTTTTTCAACAGATTCAATCTCGCCAATATCACTAACTTCCAAATCGTCCTGGATCTCAGCCATACTTCTCTCCGACCCAAATGGGCTACCGGGTTAAACAAACCGTGGTTCTATAAAAGTTGTCCACGGCAATAATCCATTTATAGCACAAAAAAGTAAGTGCTCACTCTCTTTTTGCTTTAATTCTTGCGTTGTCCTCGCGGATTTGCGCCCACTTGTTGTAAGCGCCTGGGAATGCGCCGGACAAACCCTCCAACTTGACTGTCGGCATACTGAGTTGCTCAAGGCACTCCCCATCGCATTCCGGGCAGTCAATTACCCTCATGTTAGTGTCCACTAACTTCTCAACCAGTTCGCCGCAGTTCTCGCAACGGAAGTCCCTAAGAGTTCGCATCGTCATCCTTTAGTTGTTCATAAGCCTTTTCGCTGGTGTCTGCCAGGTTCAGCATCCACCGCATGATGGATACCTCGCCCTGCTTGAACCGCAGGTTATCCACTGTCACACCAGACAGGTTATCTGTCGCCTTGAGCATTGTCTCAATGTCCACCATCAGGTCTTTCCAAGCCTCGGATGAGGTCATGCCAAGCCTGTTCTCGTAATATTTCTGTAAGGTCTTTTCCATCAGATTACCTGCTCATGCCAGTTCATCACAGGGGTGATATTGGACGTGCCGCCAAAAGATGTGCAAACGATGCTGAAGGGCGTTTGCGTCGCAGTCAGCGCATCAATCTGGCTCAGAACCAGCGGGAAGCGAATGTCGCCTTCCATTCGGATAGTTCCAGCAATAGAGCCTGTAGCAGATGGTACAAAGCCTTTCAGAATAGCCGTACCGCCAGATATTGCGGTGGCCGTGGTGTCGTATTCTACAATCGACTCAGCGGCAACTGAGGCAAAAGCCGCGCCTGTCAAAGTGCCGCCAATCACCAACTCAAACAGCGAATCGTTGGTTGTCGCCCGGAGTTGCACCTCAATGTCCTCGATGTGTGCACGATTGGTGACACTGTTGTACGTTGCCTTGGGCCGGATGGACAGCACTGGCCTGCGGGTTGTTACAGCCGTGGTTGTGATGACTGCTGGCGCTGAGTTAGGGAACCCGCGTGGTTGCTCACCCCCCTCGGACTGCACGGAGCAGCAGATAAACTGAATCGTCGGGGTACCTGATGAAGTGCCCGTATTGCGTACTTCCATCCGAACCGGAAGGTTGAAGCTCTGTGTGTAAGGTACTGTAAGGTTGTTCGCATTCAGAAACTGATGGCACGGGTACAGCATACCGTCGATGTCGAACCCGACGATAACCCGACCAACCGCAAGCCACTGAGCCTGAATGAACAGAATCTGTGTCTTGGTCAGGTCAATCGTCTTGCCTGACACCCCAGTTCCATCCAGTTTGTCGATGTTCCATGCGCTTTGGGCAACCGCTGTATCTACCGCAGAGCCGCTGGTGGATGTGCGCATGACGATACTAGGGATGCCGTTGCCGACTTCCAAGAAGATGCCATTGGCACTATCGAAGTACCCAGACCGGGCGACATTGTTAGCAACCGTGCCGGGCGAGAAGATGCCAGTCAGCAGGACAAGGTGGCTTTTGCCGGGGATGTAGCGAACGTACTGACGGGACTGCAGAATGGAGTAATGACCGCTTGTTGAAGAACAAGTGATCGGCGTCATGCGTGTGTTGACGTTGCGAGGCCCGACCAGATTGCTGCCGCTTGTCACGGACCCGTCTGTTGAGCCGGATGCAGGCAATGTGCCGTTGGCCGTAATGTCCCACACCCGCAGCGTGTCCAAACCGTACTCTTGCTGGGAGTCGAACAGCGTAAAGGCTTGCGATACACGCAAGCGTGAGAAGGCGTCTAGCTGGACGCCATCAGATAGCGAAACGGTCAGCGGGTTAGCTGAAGATGAGCCTAATTCGGGGTATCTGGTAATCATACGTTGTCCCGTGACTCGTTGCCTGTGATGTTTACTGTGATTCCAGCAGCACTGCCAATTCCTTGGATGAACCCACCGGTTTTCATCTGCTGCTCACCGACCCACTGAACCATCGTGTTTCCTGGTATTGATACAGCAGGAAACAGCATATTCGACGCAGCGGGGCTTCCCCCGCTGACAACCAGGTGCAGAGTGAAGCTGATCGGTGCGGCTGTGGTATTGGCGACATCAATGTTATTGACATCTGCCTTGTACCCGTTTGGAACCGTATACAGGAGCGTACCGCTGCCAGTTGTCACCGCACCTTGCGCTAGTTTCTTCATATCCAGCTACTCCCGTTCCAATATTTGACAGGCTTTTGAAGCCACTCAGAGCCCGTCCAATACTTCAGAGGTTTCTCAGCCCACACCGACCCGTTGAAGTATTGAAGCCCTCGTATTACAGGGCTTCCACTCAGCAGGGCTAGTAGCAGGGACATTTAAAAGAGCTCTTTCCAATTGATAGACGCTGCAACAGTAGCGGCAACGGTAGTCGTTCCGGTCAGCGTACCAACGGCAAGATACAAGTTGGCAGGACCAGTGATAGCCACCGTACCCGCTGCGTTGTAGCCGATCACATTCATGTTGTCGTTCAAGGTGCTCAAGTCGAACGTGTAAGACCCGATGATGTTTGGGATAACAGCGTTCCAGATAGCAGTACCAGTTATCGCAGTTGTCGCAGTCGCAGCGTTGTCCACAACGGCAGTCGATCCTGCAGTTGTTACCGCAAAAGTAGCACCTGTTGCGGGAGTACCGTTCATCAGTAGAGCGCACTGCAATGACGTTGTACCAGTACCCACCACTGCAACAGTGATCGTTACCATGTGCGGAATGATCCGAGCGCGTTTTGTCAGGTCATTGGTTGTTGCAGCCTTGATTCCGAGAACAGGAAACAGACCAGCCGCAGTACCTCCGACCTTTGCCGTTGTCCCAGAGGTTGCACCAAAGTATTTCCAGCCGCGAATATCAGCAACGTCACCTTCTTGGATGATGCAGGTGTTAATCAGCGTCATGTTGTTGATTGTGGATGCGCCGTAGTTGTAGCACTCAGCACGGACTGGCAATGAACCAGTGCGGCTCCACGACTCAGCAACCGCATTGACAGACACCATCTTATGCGCCCACACCAAGCCGACGGACGTTTCAAATCCAAAGCGGATAGTCCCCACTCCAAGCCACTGGAACTCGATAACGAGGTGCTGCGCTTTTGTAAAGTCAAGCGTTACACCAGATGTCCCGGTACCGTCTAGCTTGTCCATGTTCCAGTTCGAACGATTGACACGTTCTTCAGTGCCTGCTGCGCCTTGGGTCATGTAGCGGCGAACAACAGAGAAAACGCCAGAGTCGTTCTCAAAGAACAGGCCATCACCAGCCGTGCTGGGGAACGTTCCTTGATCCGTAAACATCCCGATACGCTGGCGCAGATTAGCTGCAGCAGGGGTTATCAGGTTGAAAGTGCCTCGGAAAATGGTGCTGATGCCGGGGGCGTACCGAACGTGGTTGTATGACTGCAGCCAGCGCCCGGTAGCAGTTGCCACGGTGGTTGATAGTGTGACACCATAAAGGTTGGTCGTCAGCGCTTCAGTACCAGCACCATATGCCGTGCTCTCCCAAATGGTAGAGGCCAAGGTTGGGGTCTGCGCTCCAAAGGTGTACTCAAAGGCCACACGAGGCTCAGACACACGCAGACGGCTGAAGCTGTCAACCATCGTGTCTTCAGGAGAGAAGGTAATGTGGTTCTTAGCAGCAGAAGTGAGTTGAACAGGGATTGGGTTCGCGTCAGTGGCGATTGCTGACCCATTTATGCCAATTAGTGAAATGCTCATGCGTAGACCCACCCTATGTTGTACAGACCGTGTGCCAAGCAAGTCCGGCACTTTGCGTAAATAGTGAAGCCAACACCAGCAACAGCAGGTCCGGCTACAACTGTCAAATCTTCAACCCAATGGTTGTCTGGCGTGTTGCTGGCAGTCGTTGCCGGAACAATCCATGCCTCTATGCGTTCAGCCGCTATCGTAGGGACGGATACCTCTACCAAGGCATCAGTCTTTCCCGTGCCAAAGTCAACAGTTGCCGTGCCAGTTGCGGTTGCCATTGTATTACCTAAGAAATGTCAAGCCACAGATCGTTTAGCTGCGGTGCGCTTGGTGCCGTGGATGATACTGTAATCTGCCATGCGTTACCAGCTACATGGACGCTTGCCTGGGCTGACCTGCCAACTGGCAACTCACCCGCATCAATAATCTTCCCGTTGGACAGCTTCAGCACAAGGTGGTCATCTGCCGCGACTTCGGCATCGACAACCGATACCCCGGCTTTTCCGACTGCGCCCACAGCGCCAGGGTCACCTTTAGCACCTTTTGGACCGGTGATTGACTTTCCGTCAGCCCCGGCTGGTCCTTGCTTTCCGGGTTCGCCACGTTCGCCACGTTCGCCTTTTCCGCCACGTTCACCTTTTTCAAGCTGCCTTTTCTCTAGTTCTGAGAGTCTTGTTTCGAGCCAATCGAATGTTTTACCGATGAATACACCGACCCCGGTAAGTTTCGCGTCCGTACTTACATCTGGTCGTAACAGAGATTTTATTCTTTCTAATGTCATTGTAATCTTCGTTTCAATGTATAATTAATGTACAACTACACAAGGCGAATATGCGGATAAAAACCAATCTCACAGTTGATGAACTGAAACATTTTCTCACATACGATCCGACAAGTGGAGAATTTACGCGATCAGTCCAAGTCGGACCGTTCAAGAAAAATTCTGTTGCCGGAACAAAGCTAAACACTGGCTATATCTCAATACGTGTCAATGGAACTTACTTTCAATCTCACAGACTAGCTTGGCTGTACACCTACGGTGTGTGGCCTACTGGATACATAGACCACATCAACCACAACAAATCAGATAACCGAATCTGCAATTTACGTGACGTTTCTTGGTCAGAAAATCTACACAACCTGAAATCAGCAAAAGTCTCTAATAAATCCAGACTGCTTGGCGTATCGCCTTACAAAAACAGGTGGATAGCCCAAATACAAAAAGACAAACGGAAATTGCACATAGGCGTCTTTGATACTCCTGAAGAAGCCCATGCCGCCTATGTACTCAAAAAACAAGAACTCAGCTTAGAGTGTCCAAAGCAGACTTGATGTAGTCGTTATCCTTTTTCGAAGCTGCATTTTTCATTGCCATTTGCCGTTCCGCAATACGCTCGTTCGATTTGATGTCTTCTTCCTTCAAAAGGAGTTCGGCAATACGTGCGCGGCGCTCGAAATCGCCGCCCTCGTCATCTTCTGAAAGATTGTTGCTGAGTGCCGATACCACCTTGGCCTGTGTCTCGCTCGGAGCCAGTTGAGTCTTGACCTTAGTCAATTCTGTCTCAGCCTGAACCTTGGCGATGTCGGCCTGTTTGGACATCATTTCCATCTGTACGGCTTGCTGCTGAGTCTGCTGCGCTTGCGGGTCTGGCTGCGAAGCCTTCTGCAACTGAGCAAGCATTTCTTCCCGGTTGGACAGACTGCTGTTCTTGACCACGCTCTGCATCAGAATCGGTGTCAATGGCGACTGTGCACCCAATGTCTGAATCAGGAAGGCAAGCTGCTTCTGCTCGTACTCACGGGCGACGATGCCCAAGGTGGCAGTCGGGATGAACTTCACATCCACTGCAGGATAACGCTGCGGGTCGAACTGCATATAGCGCCACGCAGCCTTGTAGATAAACGGTATCAGGAAATCTTCCTGAAAGTTCACCAGTACCCGCTTGTACTTCTTTATCATGGTGGCAGTCGCCATATCAATACCACCAGCGTCGCGGGAAACCGCAGTCGGCGCTCCAGCAGAGTCCACGGTGCTTGTTGCCATCAACAGCATCCGTTCGAACTCCTTGGAAGTCTGCATTGCCTGACCATCGTTGGTGCCGAACTTGAACGGGAAGATAATCTCGTTCGGAGATCCATTTGTCAGGAAAGCCTTACCTGGGCGCACTTCGAACTTCGCACCTCGGGGCAGACGGGTGGCGTCCAGCCCCACCATCGGTGCTACTGTCAGCGCCAGTGCGTCCATGTGCGAACGCATGGACCCATCCACTGCTGCTTGCATGTTGAAGGCTTTTTCAGCGGTTCCGCGTCCAAGCAGTCTATTCGGGATGGTATCGGCCTGATACGACAGAATCGGCCTGTCCTTCATCATGTACGGAGATTCTTCAGCCTTGAGCAGTGTATCTCCGTTGGCGATGACGACGATGGCTTCCACCATATCCTCATAATCCTCGTTTTCACCCTCGTTCAGGTCGGAATCCGGTGGATCTTCACCAAGGATGTCTTCCACTTCCTCGTCGTTGGTGATGTACTCACGCGGCACCAGACCGTAATAAGTCAGCAGTTTGACCTTGGAATCCTCAAAATTGGTCGATTCTTGGGTAGGCTCCAGGTCATCCGACTCGTACATGGACGAAATATCGACCTTTTTGTACTTACCAGAAGCGATACCAGCGGCTATCTTGTGAATCGAGACATACTTCTCGATGGCGACACCCATACAGTCATCCACATCGACGCCATTAGGGTCAAACAGGAAGTTTTTGGGGTTGATTGGATTGATTTTGACCGAAATACGGTCTTTTTCACCTGCTCCGTAGGCTTCCTGCCCACCACCCATCGGAACAGTCATCGGTTTGTACTGCTTCACGCTGGAAACAGCGATTTCGCCGATCCCGGTGCCGTAAATCTCAGCCAGAAGCGTAATCTGGTCGATGGACTTGCGAATCTTGTCCTGGGCGAAGTCTTCCATTAGCTGACGTTTGAGCATTTCAACGTCAACTGGCTGCTGGTCCTTGAGATCGTCATCAATGTCGAAGAATTCGCCTTGACCAAAGATAGCTTCCACGATTTCCGCATGGCGAGTCTCAATGGCTTGCTGAGTAGCGGGAGAGATTACCCGGCTGCGCTCAGAGGCTCGCAACTTGTCTGACTGATCCCACTGACCGCGCCATATACGTTCATATCTGTTATAATCTTCAAGATAGTTGGCGTCCCGCCATTCTCTCCACTTATCCGTATGTGTAACGATAAATGCCACTAATTCTTTTTCGTTTGCTGTTGGTTCTGTTTTTGATGGCTCAGGCGAACCTTGTAGGTCAATGACCTCGCCAGTGTTTGAAAAGCCTTCCATTTGCATACTCCAGTAACAGTTCATTCATTTTATAGCACAACCCCATGATTGCAAAACCTTGTGTCAAGTGCGGATCGACAGAACGTTACGCTAACGGCGATTGTAGGCCTTGTGCAATAGTGAGAAATACGGCTTACAAATCAGAACGCCGAGAAAAGCTAGCCGCGCAATCTAGAGATTATTACCACGCTCACAAGAAGGAGCTAGCTAAAACATCTGCAGAATGGCGTAAGAAAAACGCGGCGTACTTAGCTATGAAAGGCGCTGAGTATAGGGCAGCTAACCCGGAGAGATTGGCAGCGCATAAGCGTAAGCACTACGAAAAAAACCTTGAAAAAGTACGGGCGAGGTCTAAACAGTGGGTTATAGATAACAGGGCGCGGCATCAAGAACGCGAACGCCAGTATCACATAAACAACCCAGAAGTCAGAGTAAATGCAAAAGCAAAAAGAAGGTCTTTGATTGGCATTGATAAGCTGCCATATGGAACAATCCCCGCCCTGTTCAAAAAACAGAACGGTCTATGCGCCTGTTGCGGAGTGGTTCTGGTCAAGTACCATGTAGACCACATAATGCCTTTAAAACTCGGTGGCAGGCACATACCTGAAAACTTACAACTTCTTCTACCGTCTTGCAATCACAAGAAATCAGCAAAGCACCCTGATGTTTGGCGAGCAGAATTAGCGGCTCAAAATCCGCAGATCACATCCACAGGCTCATATTCCTCGGAATCGTCTTTGTCGGCGTAGGTCGTCACTGCCATCTGAGCAATCATCGCCAAGGCATCAATCAGGTCATCGTGTACGTTCTTTGTGGGGAACATCAGGTACTCATCAATGAATACCTCCCACTCAATATCCCGGTTCAGCGTGATTCTGCCATGCTCAAACAAACCCTGTAAGGCCCAAACGATGCGGTTGACCTTGGACTCGTTGCCGTGGGACAGTGGCTGGATGTGGGCGAAGATATTGTTCTTCCGCATCAAATCCCCTAGGTACGGCATCACAGCGTTGTAGGTCGTACCCTTCTCAATCCCGATCTGAATCGGCTTGAAGTCCCTGATGTTCTTCAGAATCCGCACAGCCGTTTCCCTAACATCCCAGCGTCCGTGTTCAATCTTCCGCACGAACCACTTACCCTCATCGGTGACAAACACCACGGCGATGGCTGTTCGGTCCAAGCTGGACTTCTTGCTGGAGGATACCTCCTCAAACCCGGCACAGTCCACCGCAATATAGGTACTGTACTCACCCTTGGGGGCCATGCCAAACTTCAACCATTCCTCTTTGAATGTGTCCGTCCCGCTGTTATCGAAAGACGCCATGTACTCCGACTTGAACGCGAATGTACTCATCGTGCGCTTGGCTGCCGCAATCTCAGCCGCGTCGATCAGCGGGTTGTCAGCCGTGGTGAAGTGCCATGACTTCCATTCAGTATCTTTCCCATTCTGTCCCAGATTGAACGTATCGTAGAAGTGATTTCTACCCTTTGGCGTCCCGATGAACATCGCACGACCGCGCTTGTCAGACAGAGAAGCCCGGATAACTTCTTCCCAGGCCGATGGCTTCATGTCCGCGTACTCATCCAGTACCGCATATGTCAGACTCACCCCGCGCAGGGTGTCCGGTCTATCCGCCCCCCTGATGTAGATCACCGCACCATTCGCCATCGTGATCTCCATGTTGTTCACATGGCTCGACGCAATCACGGGTCTACCAATATCCAACAGCAAGTTCCAGATAATCACCCGTGCCTGACCCTGCGTGGGGGCGATATACATTACCCCGGAACCCTTCGGGCACTGGAGGGCTTCTATTAATAAGGTGACTGCCGCAAGACGGGACTTCCCGCACCGACGACCAGCGCAGATGACCTTGAAGCGGCTTTTGTCTGCCATGACAGTCTGCTGCCACGGCAGTAGCTGGAAATTCACTGAGTCAGACATCTATGACATCCATGGGTTTTGGTGGGCTAGAGACTTCCAATCCGCTGATCGTAATCTGAATCGCTGTTCTGGCCTCGTTCTTCGCCGCCTCAAACGCCGACTGCGGAATGATACGGTCAATCACCATCTTCATCGCACTCATCTGCCCCGGATGCTGGTCATCAAGGGCTATCTCCATGACCTTCGTAACAAGGGCTTTGCCGTTGGCTGTAGCCAGGATCAGATCACGCAACTCGCTTATCCGAGCCTCCCTCGTTACAGGGTTCTTCACTCGTGGGGCTGCTTCTTTCGTTCGCATAGCCCACTTCTTCTGGTTCTCCAGACGCTTCTTCTCTTTGTCGCTCAGTACGTTTGCCATGCTCAGGAGCCTATCAAAGATATAAATTCAGATGGGTTCTTCATGGCCTTAGCCCTGTTACACGGCTTGCATAGTAGCTGAATATTCTCATCGATGTTTGGGCCGCCAAGTCCAATAGGAATGACGTGATCTATATCACGTTCATTTGTAATGTCTGCACTGCAATACGCGCATTTGCAGTCCTGCTTCGCCAACAGCTTGTTCACTATATCTTTTGATAGCTTACCTTTGTCGCCATGCTTTGCGTTGGTTTTCTCAATTCTACGCGCCATAGGCTTACGCCGTTCTATCTTTCTTTTTTCTTTCATCTTAACGCGATCTTCGGCTTTTCTTTTCGCAGCCCTCTCTGCGTACACAGCCTTCATTTCCTCCTTCTTCTTTCTAATCTCCTCTGCCCTAGCGTCTTTAGCAGCATTAGCTAACGCCCTTTTTTGCTCAAAATATTCAGGAGGCTTTTTCTTGTACGTTGCCAAGTGGTATAGCTTCGTGCACTCAGCGCACCTAGGCTTAACACCCATAGCGTAGTTGCGCCCTGCGTGGAACATGGACAGGGGCTTTGACTCGCCGCATTGTTTACAGGTTTTATTTAGCATAAACAAATTATAGCTAAAAAAACCTAATCTGTTTTTCTTTTTTCGGAATTTGGTAGGCAAGCTACAACTACAAAGTTGTGCGGCCTAGTGCCCCCCCCTATCACCAGTCATCAGTCACCTGGCCTGCAGCGCAGCGCTGACAAGCCTCAAGCTGACGGCCTGCGCCCTGCGCCGACGACCCGAACCGCGCCGCATCAACTTAACATAACGTCCGATAGATAAAGTAGAGTACCAGATGCATG